CTTAAAAAATTCTCCGGGGGATATTTTTGGTAGAACAATCCTATGAGTTCACAGGCACCTTACCTCATGCCTGTCCAATACCGCCCGTTATTGGATGCTGGATTCCATAGAAATGCTCCTTTCAAGAGACTTTAACCCTTACAAAAGTCCTGTGAACTCTTAGGATTGTTCTATTAACTATAAAACAACTACCCAAATGCAGGAGGTGAGTGGCTTGCCTAAGGGTAAAACTAAAGGCGATTCTCCAAAACGGGCTGCTCCTGCTATAACTCCAGAGGGCAGAGAACAGCAATTAATTAATCTAGCGTACAATGAAGCTGAAAAGCAAATAGTAAACGGAACAGCTTCATCACAAATCATAACGCACTTCCTAAAACTTGGCGCAGAGAAAACAAAGCTTGAGAATTTAAAGCTCGAGAAAGAGATTGCTTTCTTGCAAGTAAAAGCTGACAGTGTAGAAGCGCAACAGAAGAGCGAAGAGCTTTATGAGAATGCTATTAAAGCCTTTAGAAGATACAGTGGGCAGGAAGATGTCGATGAACAAGACATATAGCGAACTTATAAAGCTAAAGACTTTCAAAGAACGCTATGATTATCTTAAATTAGATGGCATTGTTGGAAAAGAGACTTTTGGATCTCAGCGTTATCTTAATCAAGCCTTGTATACCTCTAAAGAATGGCGAAGCTTTAGGCGCCATATTATTATAAGGGATAAGGGTTGCGATTTGGCTATGCCAGATGAAGATTATGAAATCCAAGGTATTATAATAGTCCACCATCTAAATCCTATAACTCTGGAAGATTTGGAAAATAGATCCGACTGTATATTCGATCCAGAAAACGTTGTATGTGTAGCTTATAACACACATGAGGCTATACATTATGGCGATTACTCTTTAATAATAAGAGATCCTATAGAAAGAAAACCAGGGGACACATGTCCTTGGCATAATGCTAAGATTGGAGGTAAGAATGGACGATAGTATTCTTGATACAATTAAAAAGATGCTAGGAATAGATCCGACTGTATATTCGATCCAGAAAACGTTGTATGTGTAGCTTATAACACACATGAGGCTATACATTATGGCGATTACTCTTTAATAATAAGAGATCCTATAGAAAGAAAACCAGGGGACACATGTCCTTGGCATAATGCTAAGATTGGAGGTAAGAATGGACGATAGTATTCTTGATACAATTAAAAAGATGCTAGGAATAGATCCGACTGTAACAGCATTCGATACAGATATTATAGTTTTAATCAATTCTGCGTTTCTTCCTCTAAATCAAATAGGTATTGGTCCTGTAGAAGGATATTCTATATCGGGATCTAGTGAGAAATGGTCGGAATATACTACAGATATAGATAATTTAGAGTCTGTTAAATCTTATATTTATCTTAAAGTTAAAACCATTTTTGATCCTCCATCTTCATCGTATGTTCTTCAGCAATACACTCAAACTATTCAAGAGTTAGAATGGAGATTGTGTTTAGAGGGTGAAGCAATACCTCAGCCAGACAACGAACAATATTATGATGGCGAATATACGATCACGCCTAAGTCATATACTCAAATGTTGGAGACCAATAATAAAAAAATGCGCGATGATGTTGACGTTGAAGCGATTCCTTATTTGCAGACATCTAACAACTATGGAGGTCTTACTACGATTATAGGAGATGAATAAAAATGCCTACAAATAAGATTATATATTGTGGCGAAACTCTTATAGACTTAACAAGCGATACTGTAGATACTTCTACTTTGCTTTCTGGAGCTACGGCTCATGACAAGTCAGGTGCTCAAATTACGGGCGCTTGTACTTTTGACGTAGACTCTACAGACGCAACGGTTGCCACTGGAGAATTACTTAGCGGAAAGACCGCTTATGCTCGTGGGTCTAAGATCACTGGCACCATGCCTAATCGAGGAGCTGTAGAAGGTTATATTTCTGATAAGAATACGCCTTATACTATTCAGTCAGGCTTTCATGACGGAAGTGGCACTGTAGATATTGATGAGGCCGAAAAGGCTAAACTTATTCCTTCAAATATTCGTGAAGGTATAGAAATCTTAGGCGTTACTGGTGAAATGTCAGGCTCTGAGGATCTTAAAGCTCAGACTAAGACCGTAACTCCTACAAATAAACAGCAAACGGTTGTTGCTGATTCCGGTTATAATGCTTTGTCGTCTGTAACAGTCAACGCTATTCCTTATGAAACTACCGATAACGCTGCTGGAGGTACTACCGTTACTATTGGCTCTGCTGCATAGGTGATATATTATGGCAGTAAACAAAGTAGTATATTTCGGACAAACTCTGGTAGATCTATCTAGTGATACAGTAACCGCCGATAGATTATATAAAGGTTATACTGCCCATAATAAGCAAGGTACTAAGATAACTGGTACCTTAGAGCCATTAACAATAGAGGATAATCAAATAGTTGACGATCAATCTATTCAGGACTCTAGTGGTAATATCATTAAAGACAGCTCTAATGATGATATAAATGGGCAGTTTATATATAGATTAGTGTAAAATATATTTGGAGGAATGCTATGAATGATTCCTTAGCCCATTATGGTGTAAAAGGCATGAAATGGGGTGTCCGTAGAAACCGTGGAAGGTCATCTTCCTCAAATACTAAAGGATGGTCCAAGGATGCAAAAAGAGCTAACGCTATTAAAAGAAAATCAGTTAATCAAATGTCTAATGAAGAACTTCGTACTCTGAATAAGCGAATGGAGTTAGAGAAAAACTATAATAGGTTAAATCCTAGTAACATACAAAAAGGAATCGCCTTTGTTGGAGCCGCTGCTGGTTTGTTAGGAACTGCTGCTGGTATTTATAATAATTCTAATACCCTGGTTAAAGCTGGGAAGAATCTTTATGAATATACCAAAAACCGTAACCGGTGATAATTATGTCATTATCTAATACGGCAGTGCCCAGATATTACGGAGCTTTTCGTGAAGCGGTTATAAGAGGAGAGATTCCTGTAAATAGAGAGATTTCTATGGAGATGAATCGCATAGACGCTCTGATAGAAAACCCTGGAATTTACTATGATGAAAATGCTATTAATGGATACAAAGAATATTGCGAACATGAACTAACTCTTACAGATGGTGGAGATCTTCATTTATTAGATACGTTTCTTTTATGGGCCGAACAAGTATTTTGCTGGTTTTACTATATAGAAAGAAGCGTGTATGTACCGGATAAAGATCATCATGGCGGCCATTACGTTAAAAAGCTAATTAAAAAAAGGCTTATTAACAAGCAATACTTGATAGTAGCTCGTGGTGCAGCTAAGTCAATGTACGCTTCAACTATTCAAGCTTACTTTTTAAACCTTGATCCATCAACGACACATCAGATAACTACCGCCCCAACTATGAGACAAGCAGAAGAAGTAATGTCTCCATTTAAAACTGCTATTGTAAGATCAAGAGGACCATTATTTAAATTTCTAACAGATGGGTCATTACAAAATACAACTGGCCCAAAGGCTAAAAGGGTAAAATTAGCTTCTACTAAAAAGGGCATAGAGAACCTATTAACAAACTCGTTATTAGAAATTCGTCCAATGTCTATAGATAAACTTCAAGGATTAAGAACTAAAATTTCTACGGTTGACGAATGGCTATCAGGCGATATTAGAGAAGACGTTGTTGGTGCTATAGAGCAAGGCGCTTCTAAGATAGATGATTATCTTATTATAGCCACCAGTTCGGAAGGTACTGTTCGTAATGCCGCCGGTGATGACATCAAAATGGAATTACTTTCTATACTTAGAGGCGAATACGTGCAACCGCATGTGTCAATATGGTATTACAGATTGGATTCTATAGATGAGGTAGCCGATCCTTCTATGTGGCTTAAGGCACAACCCAACCTTGGAAAGACAGTAAGTTATGAAACCTATCAGCTAGACGTAGAAAGAGCTGAAAAGAATCCTGCTGCTAGAAACGATATTCTAGCAAAGAGATTTGGCATACCGACCGAAGGTTATACTTACTTTTTTACTTACGAGGAAACGCTTCTTCATAGACGGCGTGATTATTGGCAAATGTCATGCGCTATGGGTATGGACTTATCGCAGGGAGATGACTTTTGTGCGTTCGTATTTTTATTTCCCTTGCCGGATGGAACTTTTGGTGTCAAATGTCTATGCTATATTACAGCTTCTACTATGGCAAAGCTATCACGAGCTATGCGAAAGAAGTACGAAGACTTTATCAATGAAGGCAGTCTAATAGTTTTAGAAGGTACTGTTTTAGACATCGAACATGATGTTTATGAGGATGTTGTAAAGCATATAGATTCTAATTTATATGACGTGAATATCGTAGGTTATGACCCTTATAACGCAAAAGAATTCATACAGAAGTGGACCGCTGAGAACGGAGAGTATGGCGTAGAGGTTGTTAAGCAGGGTGTTAAGACCGAATCAGTGCCTCTTGGCGAATTGAAGCATTTAGCTGAAAATCGAGAACTCATATTTGACCAAGAGATTATGAAGTTCTGTATGGGAAACGCTATCACCATAGAAGATACAAACGGTAACCGAAAACTTTTAAAACAACGCCATGATGCTAAGATTGACTGCGTAGCAGCCGCTATGGATGCATGGGTTGTATACAAGTTATATAAGGAGGACTTTGAATGATTAATGATAAACCTTCTTTAGATGCCTTAGCCCATTATGGCGTAAAAGGCATGAAATGGGGTGTAAGGCGCCAGGAAAGAAAGCAATTAAGAGCTGAACGAAAAGCTTATGATAAAAAAAGAATAGAAACATATAAAGCTGAAAAGCAAAAAGCTAAAGGGAATAGATCTTATAAAAGGTCTAGGGCTTATAAAGATGCTAAAAATGATTATGACAATTATAAAACCGAATCTAAATATTTACGAGGTCGTAATAGGGATAGACTTTATAGAGACGTTAAAGCTGGTAAAGATTATACGAATTCGTTTACTAAATATAATACCAGGGAGTTGTTTACTAGCGTGGGAATTATAGCTGGTGCTAACTTAGCAGCAGCCGGTGGATTAGTAGCGTTAAACAAGTGGCTAAGTTATGAAGATACCTCTAACTTGTTACGTCTTCCTGCTTCTGATATTTTGGAGGCTAAAGTTCGATCAGTAAGAACTGTATAAAGGAGAATAAATGCCAGAGCCATTACGCTCTAGGATTTCTCATGCATGGAACGCTTTAAAAGGAAATAGCATTGAAAAAGTATATACTAGTGATCTTGGTAATGGTTATTCTTATAGGAATGACAGAGATTTTTATAGATTCCCTGGCGAATCTCCTACTATCACTAGCATTTTTAATAGAATCGCTATTGATGTGGCATCTATGGACATTCACCATGTACGATTAGATGAAAATGGTCGATACAAAGAGAATATAGACTCTGGATTAGAAGAATGTCTTACTGTGGAAGCTAATATAGACCAGCCAGCAACAGCATTCAAATTAGACTTAGCTGAATCTCTGCTAGATGAGGGATGCGTAGCTATTGTTCCAGTAGAAACTTCTAAAAGTCCTGTGAATTATAATTCGTTTGATATTTATAATTTACGAGTTGGCAAAATTACTTTTTGGTATCCGAAGCATGTTCGTATCAAGCTTTATAACGAACGTACAGGTTATCAAGAAGAAATCATTTTACCAAAGAAGTCGGTAGCTATTGTTGAAAACCCGTTATACTCGATAATGAACGATCATAACTCTACGTTACAACGTCTGTCTAGAAAACTTACACTTTTGGATAAGATTGACGAACAGACAGGCTCCACCAAGTTAAATATGATTGTCCAACTTCCTTATACGGTAAAAAGCGATACAAGGAAGAAGCAGGCTGAAGATCGAATCAAGAGTATTGAGATGCAGCTCAGTTCTTCTAAGTACGGAATAGCTTATGCCGATGCTACTGAAAAGATTACCCAGCTAAATCGTTCCTTAGAGAATAATCTATTAGAGCAAATTAAATATTACACAGATCTACTTCATACACAACTCGGGATTACACAAGAGGTAATAACAGGAACGGCAAATGAAGAGACTATGACGAATTATTATAATCGTACAGTCGAGCCGATTGTTAATGCTATTTGTGAAGCTATGAGTAGATCGTTTCTAACTAAAACCGCGCGTACACAAGGTCAATCAATAACATACTTTAGAGATCCATTCAAGATGGTTCCTCTTAGTGTTATTGCCGACGTGGCTGATAAGTTTACTCGTAATGAGATCTTGTCGTCCAACGAGATCAGGTCTGAAATCGGATACAAACCGAACGATGATCCAAGATCCGATCAGTTGCAAAACAAGAACCTCTATACCGAAGACACTACGCCCGTCTATTCGACATCAGAAAATCAAAATGGAATTGAAAATTCAGAATCTGATGATTCTCTTGTGTAGAAACTAAGAATGGAGTTAATAATGGATTTTGATTTTTGTGGGTACGTTACAAGGAACAACATTCGTTGCTCTGACGGACGTACTATTCGACAAGATGCATTTAAATCTCAAGACGGAACTGAGGTTCCTCTTGTTTGGCAACATCGTCATGACAGTCCTGATAATGTATTAGGCCATGTTCATCTTGAGAATCGAGAAGACGGTGTTTACGGTTACGCTGTTACAAATGAAACCCCGAATGGCAAGCAGGCTTTGGCTTTAGTTGAGCACGGCGATGTTAATTCATTCTCTATCTTTGCTAATGATCTTGTAGAGCAAGGTGGAGACGTTATGCATGGTGTTATTCGTGAGGTAAGCCTTGTTCTTGCTGGTGCTAATCCTGGTGCTAAGATCGAGAATTTACAAATCGCTCATTCGGATGGTTACATTGAAGAGTCCGAAACTTCTGCTGACATGTGTTTCCCCTCCGAGATCTATTTGGCTCACGCTGAAGGCGATGAAGGAGAGACCTCTACTCAGTCTGATTCCTCTGATGATAGTGGCGAAACTGTACAAGATGTAATTGATACTATGACTGAAAAGCAGCAAAATGTTATGTGGGCATTGATTGGTAAAGCTTTGGGTGAAGGTGAAAGCGGAGACACCGATGAAAACAGTGCTGCACAATCTGCTATTAATGAAGGAGAAAATGTCGTGAAGCATAACGTGTTTGACAAAACTGATACTGAACCAACTGGTCCTGTTCTTTCTCATTCTCAGATTCGTGAGATTTGGAAAGATGCTGAGAGCATGGGCTCTTTGAAGAAGTCCGTACTTGCTCATGCACAGGAATATGGCATTACTAATATTGAAATCTTATTCCCGGAAGCAAAGAATGTTGATACTCCTCCAGAGTGGGTAAAGCGTCGTACTGAATGGGTAGCAGGTGTACTTAATGGCACTCATAAGCTTCCTTATGCACGCTTTAAGTCTCGTACCGCTGATATTACTCAGGATACTGCTCGTGCTCGTGGTTACATTAAGGGTAACCTCAAGAAAGACGAATTCTTCGAGATTTCTCAGCGCGAGACTGGCCCTCAGACCATTTACAAGCGCCAGAAGTTTGATCGTGACGACCTTATTGACGTTACCGACTTCGACATCGTACCTTGGGTTAAGGGCGAGATGCGTCTGATGCTCGAAGAGGAAATTGCTCGCGCAATCCTGATCGGTGACGGTCGTGAAGTTGACGATGAGGACAAGATTCGTGAGGATAAGATTCGTCCTATTTGGACCGATGATGACTTCTATACCATCAAGCTTCAGCTCGAAGCAGACGATACTCCGGATGTTATTTCTGACAAGATCGCTCGTGCTATGGAAGACTATGAGGGTACTGGCACCCCTACCTTCTATACTACCCGCAAGCGTGTAAATGACTTCATGTTGCAGCGCGACCAGATTGGTCATCGTCTCTACGACAGCAAGCAGCAGCTCGCAGACGAGCTCGGCGTATCTGGCTTTGTTGATGTAGACGTTATGAAGGGTCAGACTCGTACTGACGATGAAGAGAACGAATACGAACTCTTTGGTATCATCGTTAATATTGGCGACTATGACACTGGTACCGATAAGGGCGGTCAGGTAACCATGTTTGACGACTTTGACATCGACTTCAACCAGTACAAGTATTTGCTGGAAACTCGTCTTTCTGGCGCTTTGGTTAAGCCTCATACCGCTATTGCAGTTGAAGTAAAAAAAGCGTAACCCCGTCCGTAGAACCAGTAGAGGTCTCGGTGATTCCTAAGACCTCTACTGATGACGTATACGGAAAAACGGTTAGCGAACTTCAAAATGGAATTCAAATTTCAGAATCTAACGTAATTTCCGGTACACTTAACTACGTGACGGGTTATACCGGATTTAATTCTACAAAAGTAGAGGAACAATCTGGTAATTACTTAGCTCTTGACTTTGATGCTCTGCCTTGGCCAGACACTTATAGTGTAGAACTAGTTGGTGGCACAAAAGGCCCAATTACTTTGAGTGAAGATGACAAGTTTGTAGTCTTTAGGATTGCAAATAAAGATACACAATCGATCAAGGTAATTGCAACAAAAGACGGAGTTAAGACAGAAGAGACGTTTACTTTATCTGGATTAACCCTTACACCTTCCGAATAATTTAGGAGTAAATAATGGAACATATTTATGCTCAGTCTGAAGATAAGTGGGTAAAGACTACTGTTCTTTATGGCAAGTCTGGCGACAACTATTTGTATGTTGACGCGGAATGCACTGATAAAAAAGAGCTTACTAAAGAGGTAGTGCTTGACATTCTTATGAAGGGCGCTAAAGTTCTTTATGGAGGTGTATACTATACCCCGTTGAACTTCAAGGATAATACTACAAACGTATCTGTAACTATTGGTACTCCAAGTGCTGATACCACTCTGTATTCTAACGAATATAGCGCTTAATAAAGGAACAATATCATGGCAAAATTTTACGGGGCTATAGGATTCGTAAATACAGTTGAGAAAAATCCTGGAGTATTTGTTGAAACTCCTGTAGAGAAAAACTATTACGGAGATGTCACTAGGAACGCTCGTCGATGGGAGTCGACTGAGACTATAAACGATAGTGTTGTAGTTAACAATACTATTAGCATAGTGGCAGATAATTATGCTTACGAAAATATTGGTGCCATGAGATACGTTAAATGGTCTGGGGTTGCTTGGAAAATATCATCTATTGATATTCAGCGCCCTAGACTTGTTTTAACATTAGGAGGTATATACAATGGAGACACGGCTGAAACTTCATAGTAAATTAGTCGATATTCTAGGCTCTAACAATGTATATTTTCAACCTGGTCCTAATGTTAAGCTAACTTATCCTTGCATAGTTTACGAATTATCTAATGGCGATACGCAATTTGCGGATAATAAATCTTTTGTTTATTATGACAGATACCAAATAAAGATTATTGGACGTGATCCAGATAGCGATATTCGCTTAAAGGTAAAAGAACTGCCTATGTGTTTATTTGATAGAAGATACATAGCAGATAATTTATATCACGACATATTCAACATTTATGTTTAGGAGAATAACATGGCACAACTTACTTGGGATGCCGTAGAAGACCGTAAATACGAAATGGGTGTCGACCACGGTGTCTTGTATCCTTATAATGCTGGTACTAGCGCATATGACAATGGCGTAGCATGGAACGGTCTTACGAATGTAACCGAGTCTCCTGAAGGCGCAGAGCCATCTGATATGTATGCAGACAATATTAAGTATGGCACCCTTCGTTCTGCTGAAACCTTCGGTTGCACGATTGAATGCTATACTTATCCTAAGGAATGGGAAGCATGCGACGGATCTGCTACTCTTATTGATGGCGTAACTATTGGACAGCAGAATCGTAAAACGTTTGGTCTTAGCTATCGCACTAAGGTAGGATCCGCTGCAAATCCTGATCTTGGCTATAAGATTCATTTGGTTTATGGCGCTACTGCTTCTCCTTCTGAGAAGGCATATCCTACCGTAAACGACTCACCTGAGGCTGTAACTTTCTCTTATGAAGTAGATACTACAGCTGTTCCTGTAGAAGGCTTCCAGCCTACTGCTTCTTTGGTTATTGACTCTACGGTAGCAACTGAAGAACAGATGGCTGCGATTGAAGCGGTTCTTTATGGCTCTAACACTGGTGGATCTGGTAGTGGCACTGCACCTCGTTTGCCTTTGCCTGATGAGGTTAAGCAGATTATTTCTACCATTTCTACCGCTTCTGAAAGTTTGGAATAAAGCGTAATAGTCTCTTGAAAGGAGAAAAAGATGATTAAAGAGACCGTAACTTACACAGATTTTAATGGAGAAGAAAAGACTGAAGATCTTTACTTCAACCTATCTCGTGCAGAGCTTCTTCGATATAATTTATCGCAAGAAGGTGGTTTTGAAGGAGCTCTTAGACGAATTCTTGGACTTTCTGATACAGATAGTGTTTCTGAGAATAATCAAGAGATAGTCAATAACATGGACGCGGATAAGCTAACTCAATTATTTGATTGGGTTGAATGGTTTATTGGTATCTCTTATGGTATTAAGACCGATGACGGTCGTTTCGTTAAGAGCGAAAAGATTAAGGAAGAATTCTTGTCTTCTGAGGCTTACTCAGAACTCTTGATGAAGCTCGCTACTAATCCTTCTAAGGCTAATGAGTTTTCTCGTGGCATTATTGGCGAAGCTTCTAAGGGACTTGCTAACGCATTTAAACGAGTTAAATAAAAGAGGTGAAGAGAATGCTTGAGATTTTTGTCCCTAAGATTGAGCTATTCGATGAAAAGTCTTACAAATTCATCACTAGAAAGCCACAGGTTCTAAAGCTTGAGCATTCTCTTATCTCAATTTCAAAATGGGAATCAGTTTATAAAAAACCATTCCTTGGTAACAAAACTAGAAACGCTGAAGAACTAATGTTCTATATAAAGTGCATGTGTCTAACATCTAATGTAGAAGATTTCGTGTTCTATAATATTCCTGGAGTCGAGTTAGAGAAGATAACAGATTACATAGATGACACGCGAACAGCTACATGGTTTGCTAAGACTAATGATTCTGGCCCTTCGGGAGAGATCATAACTTCAGAGCTTATATATTACTGGATGGTTGCTTTTAACATTCCATTTGAATGCGAGAAATGGCATTTAAACAGGTTAATGACTCTTATACGAATTTGTATAGCTAAGAACAATCCAAAAAAGATGTCTAAGAACGAGATATTAGCTAGAAATAGGGCCTTAAACGAACAACGTAAGGCGAAATTACACACTAACGGGTAAGGAGGAATAATGGCTGTAAACATTATTGAAACCAACCTTAGTTTTAAATCAATGAGCACTCGCTCTCGTACTAATCGTATTATATTGCATCATGCAGCGGCTAAGTCTGCATCTCCCGAGCAAATTCACCAGTGGCACCTTGATCGTGGATGGTCTGGCGCAGGATACCACTTTGAGGTACGTAAGGACGGCACTATTTATCGTCTTCGTCCTGAGAACAAGGTAGGCGCCCATGCCTCTGGTGCTAACTCGGACTCTCTTGGAATTTGCTTTGAAGGAGACTTCATGTCAGAGACTATGGGAGAAGCACAGATTAAGGCAGGTGCAGAGCTTGTATCTTATCTGAAGAGCAAGTACGGTATTTCAACCGTATTGCGTCATAAGGATGTCGGCTCAACCGATTGCCCAGGCACCAACTTCCCATTTGATCGAATCGCTAATACTGGAACTTCCACCTCGGCTACTACTTCAGGTGGCAATGGAGATGTTGCAGTTGATGGATGGATCGGTGTTAACACCAACAAGAAGGCTCAGCGCTACTTCGGCACGCCTGTAGACGGTGTCATGAGCAATCAGGACCCATCACTCAAATCATACTTCCCACGAATCGACTCTCGTGCTATTAACTACAATGGTGGAAACGGTTCTAACTTGGTAGCCGCGATGCAGCGTCTGTTCGGAGTAAAGGACGACGGTTTCATGGGGCCGAATACTATCAAGGCAATGCAGAAGTTCCTTGGCGTTCCAGTCGATGCTATTCTCGGTCCTAACACAGCAAGCGCTTGGCAGCGTTGGCTGAACAATGTATGTTAAAAATTCAAAATGGAAGTTAACTCTAAATGAGGATCAGAATTACGCAAAAGGGAGACTTTAGAAAGACTATAAAATTCTGTAAGAAGATTTCCCGTGGCGATTATTTAAGAATTTTAGATAAGTATGGTCAATTAGGGGTTAACGCTCTTTCTGCGGCAACGCCGAAAGATACTGGTTTGACAGCAAGTTCCTGGTCTTATGACGTTCGTAGGACCAGGGACTATGCCACCATTTCTTGGACTAATTCCAATATTAATGACGGAGTTAAAATCGCTGTTATTTTACAATACGGGCATGGAACAAACAACGGCGGATACGTTCAAGGGGTTGATTATATTAATCCCGCTCTTCGACCTATATTTGACAAAATAGCAGAAGCTGTCTGGAAGGAGGTAACGTCCGCGTGAGTAGTATTGACGAGCGAATCGTCCAAATGGAACTCCAAAACAAAGGGTTTCAAAGTGCAGCTAATGAAACGCTTAAGACACTTGACGGTTTAAACAAAGCTCTCAAACTAGATAACGCGTCTAAAGGGTTTAGTGATGTAGATAAAGCAGCTAAAAACGTCAAGCTAGATGGGTTAGCGAATAACGTTCAATCCATAGCAGATCGTTTTACTAATTTAGGCATTATCGGCGTTACTGTCCTGCAAAATATTACTAACTCGGCCATTAATGCTGGAAAGCAAATGCTGTCGTCGTTAACTTTGGACCCAATCATCCAAGGTTTTCAAGAATATGAAACACAGATTAATGCCGTCCAAACAATCCTTGCAAATACGTCAAGCAAGGGAACTACAATAGATCAAGTTAATACTGCTTTGGACGAGCTAAATACATACGCAGATAAAACTATTTACAATTTTGCTGAGATGACAAAAAACATCGGTACGTTTACGGCAGCCGGTGTTGATTTGGATACTGCTGTATATTCTATTCAAGGTATTGCTAATTTAGCAGCAGCCTCAGGTTCAAACGCAACTCAAGCTGCAACAGCAATGTATCAGTTATCTCAGGCAATCGCTGCTGGTAGAGTTCAGCTTATGGACTGGAACTCAGTAGTAAACGCTGGTATGGGCGGCGAAATGTTCCAAAACGCATTAAAACGTACTGCAGAACATTTTGGAATTAACGTCGATGCCATGATTGAGAAATATGGTAGCTTCAGAGAGTCTTTGACTCAAGGCGGATGGTTAAGCTCAGATATTTTGACCGAAACGTTAAAGCAACTTTCTGGCGCATATTCTGAGGCTGACCTTATTGCTCAGGGATATACTGAAGATCAGGCAAGAGAGATTGTTGAACTCGCAAATACAGCCACAGACGCTGCAACTAAAGTAAAGACTTTTACTCAGTTGTGGCAAACCACGCTTGAAGCGTTAGGATCTGGTTGGGCACAATCTTTTGAAATTATCATTGGTGACTTTGAAGAGGCTAAGGTCTTATTAACGGATGTCTCCAATGTTGTAACTGGCGCTATTAACGATATGTCTAACGCCAGAAATGAAATGCTGCAAGGATGGTCTGATTTAGGAGGCCGTCAAGCGCTAATCGATGCTCTTCGCAAGGCATTTGAAGGTTTAGTCAGTGTGATGAAGCCTATAGGGGAAGCTTTTAACGAAGTATTTCCTCCAATGACGGCTCAAAATTTATATGACATGACTATAAGCCTCAAAAATTTTACAGAGGGTTTAGTTTTAAGCGAAGACGCAGCAAATGATGTTAAGAATGTATTTAAAGGACTATTTTCTATATTTAAGACTGTTGGCAGCATCATTGGTACGATTGCAGGAGCCGCATTCCAATTATTAGGCGCATTTGCTCCTCTGGCTGGTGCTGTTATAAAGATCATAGGATCTATAGGGAGTTTAGTAAGCAGTTTTACTAATGCGATTTCTACTTCAGGGATATTTCAAGGAATTATTGAAGGAATTACAGGTGTTATTGCTGCATTAGCTGGAGCTATAAGCGATTTAGCTCTTGGAGGAGTAGGCGCATTCTTTGATGGACTTGCAGAACGCATTACTCCATTGGAAGGAATAGCCGGATCTCTTGGGGGGCTCGCTAGCTCTATTGGCGGAGCTCTAGCTGCAATAGCAGGAAGCTTTGCCGGTATTGGCGAAGTTGTATCTGAGGTGTTCGCACAGCTTACTCAAGCTATTACGGACGCTGAAGGAAACTTAGACTTTAACGCTATCTTAGATATCTTGAATAGTGGCCTTATCACTGGTATTTTAGCCTTAATCGCTGATTTTATATTTGGTATGAAGAAAAATGCCGATGAAGGTGGCGGTATTAAAGACTCTATTATGGATTTGCTGGATGGCGTTGGCGAATCTTTAAATGCATTCACAAACGCTATTAATGCTAAGGCGCTAATGAGTCTCGCTGGAGCTATTGCTATCTTGGCAGGTTCTTTATTAGTGCTGTCTACCATTGATTCCGCAAGTCTGACTAAAGCTTTAGTTGGTCTTACCGCTATATTTGCTGAACTCTTTGCCGCTTTGATGGTATTTGCCAAAGTATCAAACAGCTTTGGTGTAGCAGGTATGATTAGGCTTGCCGCTGGCATGACTATTCTATCTGTAGCAGTAGCTATATTAACAGGAGCTGTCAAATCCCTATCTGGCCTTGATTGGGACGGATTAGCTAAAGGGTTAGTCGGTGTAGGCGTCCTTATGCTCGAATTGACTGGTGCTTCAGCTTTAATGAGCAAAGTATCTGGCGGATTAATACGTACTTCTGCCGCGATGGTTATCTATGCTGCTGCGCTAAATGCGATGGCCGCTGCTGTAAAGACGTTAGGCTCTATGGATACGGACTCTGTTGTAAAAGGTCTTGTGTCTATGGCGGCTATACTTGTAGAGATTGCTGCATTTTCAAAATTGATAGGTAATCCTAAGGGAATGATCTCCACAGCGGTAGGTCTAGTAGTCCTTGGCGCTGCTATGAACGTATTTGCCAGTGCTGTACAGACTCTAGGAGGAATGCAACTAGAGCAAATTGGCACAGGACTTCTAGGTATGGGCGGAGCTCTAGCTATTATTGCTGCTGCGATTAGAGTAATGCCTAAAAACCTTATATCTTCAGGAGCAGGGTTGCTGGTTATATCTGTAGCTTTGCAATCTTTGTCTGGTGCTCTTAAATCTATGGGCGGAATGTCCTGGGAAGACCTTGGCAAGAGTTTAGCAACGCTTGGCGGATCTTTAGTTATACTAGCTGCTGGCCTTAGAGCCATGACAGGAGGTATTGCAGGAGCGGCGGCGTTAACTGTAGCCTCTGCTGCTTTGAATATTTTGGCAACGGCTCTTAAAGCACTAGGCGGTATGAGTCTTGCGTCTGTTGCTACGGCATTAGGGACGTTGGCAGGAGCTTTAACCATATTGGGGGTTGCAGCAAAGCTTCTAACTCCAGCGATTCCGTCCTTAATAGCCTTAGCAGGAGCTATTACTTTATTTGGTGCTGGTATAGGACTTGCAGGTGCTGGTATATTGGCCCTAGGCGCAGGTCTTACTATGCTTGCTGCCGCAGGAGCTGGAGCAGCTGCCGCAATTACAGCAGCATTATCCGCTGTTATCGGCTTAATACCTGCGTTGGCTACCGCATTAGCTGAAGGGTTCTTGAACTTCTTAGAAGTAATAGCAAGCGGCGGTGCACAAATAGTTGCAGCAGTATCGACTTTGATTCAGTCTGTTTTAGAGGCTATTGCTACGAACGGACCGTTGATTATTGAGACAGCCGTTAACTTGCTTATGCTGTTAATCGAGCAAGTAACTACAAAGCTACCGGAAATAGCAGCACTCGGTTTGCAAATGATTTTGTCTATATTGCAAACTTTGTCTGAGAATATGTATCAGATAGTTCAAGTTGGTGCGGACATTGTTGTTAATTTCATTAATGGCCTTGCCTCTAAATTACCTGATATTATTAACGCAGCATTTAACCTTATCATTCAATTCATTAATGGTCTTGCTCAAGCTATTGATGAAAATAAAGAAGCTCTTGGCTCGGCCGTAATGAATTTGGCAATGAGCATCATAACAGCTTTTGCCGAAGGTATATCAACTTTATTTTGGATGGGCGTAGGTGCTATTCAAAACTTCTTTAGCCAAATAGGAACTTCAATAGTCGATAATTTAGCTTCTCTTCCGCAGAGAATGTTCCAAGGGGCTATGAACATTATTACTGGATTTGCTAACGGTATATCTAGTAGTATTGGCCGAGGCATTGCTGAATTTCAAAGATTTGTAGAGCAAATTGGTTCAAAAATACAGTCTGCTGCAGGCCAATTCTTGAATGATGCTATGCAAATTGGTAAGAATATTATTGATGGTATTGTTCAAGGTATTCAGAACGCTCCTGGAGCAGTAGCGGACGCATTGGGAAGCGTTGTAAATGGGGCTATTGATCAAATAAAAGCTACTCTTGGTATCGCTTCACCATCTAAGCTAATGAAGAAGTTATTTGGCTATGTAGTTGATGGTGCGGTACTAGGAGTAGAAAATAACGGTTCTAAATTAGCAAACGCATTTGCAATGATGGCTGAGACAGCTGCTAGAGAGATTAATAAACTTATAAATGAGGATTATCCTGACGATTATAATCCGGTATTTACTCCTGTATTTGATTTGTCGGGTATCGAAAGAGATACAAGAAGATTAAATAACATATTATCTAAAGATGTTAGCTTAGGTGGAACTTCTAAAGCATTAGCTGATTCTGTATCTAGAATAGAGAGCAATAAGGATGTTAAAGGTCCTAAGAACAGTCAAAATCCTTCGGGCGGGACCACTGTATCGTTCGTACAAAACAATTATTCGCCAAAAGCTTTGTCACGAATTGATATTTACAGAGATACAAAGAACCAACTATCTAGGATGAAAGGAGCCCCAGCATGATTAGGTCTGTTGAAGTGACTAATAGTCAAAATGAGACCTTATTGTTAGATCTTTTTAAGCCTAATGATAGTGGAATAATGATCGTTAATGTTGACGGTCTTGGGCCTGTAGAAGGAACTATTAATACAACAGAAATTGTAACATTCGATGGAGCTGTTTATAATTCTGCAAGAGCTAATAGCAGAAATATCACTATGGATTTGGTATTATTGCCTAAACCAACCATCGAAGACGCTAGGCACATGATATATAGATATTTTCCTCTAAAAGGAAAGGTTACTATAAAAGTGACTACTGATAGTCGAATTTGTGAGACTGAAGGTTATGTTGAAACTAACGAGCCTACTATATTTTCGTCTCAAGAAACTGTTAGTATATCTATCATATGCCCTAATGCGTGGTTCACAGACGCGAGCGAATGCGGAACTCAAGTAATAGACTTCTATTCAATCGAGCCTTTATTTGAGTTCCCGTTTTCAAACGAGTCTTTGGAAGAAAAGCTTATAGTATTCGGTAATATCCAAAATTCATTCCAAAAATCAATTATATATGATGGCGAAGTTAACACTGGCTTTGAAATGACTGTCCATGCTATGGGCGATATTGACGATTTTACTGTATATAACGTAAATACTAGAGAAAATATGACCGTATATGCTGATAAGTTAGAAAGTCTAACAGGATCTAAGCTTAAGGCTGGAGATGACTTGATTATATCCACCATGGCCGGGTCAAAAAGCATTAGACTTCTAAGAGATGGCGTATATACAAACGTTTTGAACTGCTTAGGACGAGACGCAACATGGTTACAAGTCTCACAGGGAGAAAACATATTCGCGTATACTAGTGAAACTGAGCAGTCTAATATTCACTTTACTATGCGTATTCCAAAATTATACCAAGGAGTCTAATTATGGAATTTTACGTTTTAAATAAAGAGTTTGAAGCAGTTGCTTTGGTTGATGCGTATACTTCGGCAATATGGACGGATAGATTTTATGAAGCCGGAGACTTCGAGATTCAGCTTCCAGCAAGTAAAGATAATATTGATATATTTCAGAAAGATTATTACTTGTGGTTTGCTAATTCGGAACATTTGATGATCATTGGTGAGGTTAGTACTGATTCTGATGCCGAAACCGGACAGATTATGACTGTAGCTGGAGATTCCTTAGAATTTATATTAGATCGTCGTATTATTTGGAAAAATACTACGGTGTCTGGGAATCTTCAGCAAGGAGTTAAGAAGCTTCTAAACGAAAACATAATATCGCCTAGCGATTCGGCTAGAAAAGTATCAAATCTATCATTTGAGGATAGCACTGATACAAGGATTACGTCTCTTACTCTAGAAAACCAGTATTTGGGTGATAATCTATATGAAGTTATATCTGAGATCTGTAAGAACGAGGATATTGGTTTTAAGATAACAATGCCCGAAGACGGTAAGTTTGTATTTAAGCTATATTCTGGGGAAGATCGATCATACGATCAAGAAACGAATCCTTGGATTGTATTTTCTCCTAATTATGATAATCTTCTTAACTCCAATTCTTTCGAGTCAAACAGATCGTATAAAAATGTTGCTCTAGTTGCTGGAGAAACTACGGATGATAACGGTAGTAGAAAGTTTATTACCGTATCGTCTGAAAACGTAGAAAGTGGCTTGTATAGAAGAGAAACATTTGTCGATGCTGGCGGTAGTAGAACTACTGTCAACGGAGAAGAGCTAAGTGACTCTGAATATAATGCCCAACTACAGCAAAAAGGCAAAGAAGAGCTTGCTGACAACAAGATCACTAAAACGTTTGACGGGGAAGCTGAGTCCACAAGGTCTTGGCAGTATGGAACAGACTTTTACATGGGCGATATTGTTCAAGTGGAAAATGAATTTGAGCAGCAAAGCAAAGCTAGGATTACAGAATTTATTTGGTCACAAGACGAAAGCGAAAATACGCAATATCCTACATTTACTATTATTGAAGACGAGAAAGGAGGTAATTAATGAGTTTTACTTACGGATTCTATAACTCGGTAGATCATGACCGCGTATACGATGCTGTTCAAATGGCTAGCATATTCGATGGCATCATTAACGATGGCGTGTATGAAACAGTTGGCGACGCTATGATGGTTAAAGCTGTAAGCGGAAATAACATTACCGTAGGCACAGGGCGAGCGTGGTTTAATCATACTTGGTCACTTAACGATTCCTTAATGCCTTTAACTCTGTTAAATCCTGGGGTTATCAACAATCGTTATGACGCTATTGTATTAGAGGTTAATTCTTCATCGCGGGTTAATGAGATTAAAATTCTATACGGAGAAGAAGCTCAATCCCCCTCCAAGCCTTCACTAGTAAAATCGGATACAATTAATCAGTATCCTTTGGCTTATATTTATAGATCCGCTGGCTCTCAAGAAATTACCCAGTCGAATATTGAAAACACAGTCGGAACGTCCGAATGCCCGTTTGTTATTGGCGTGTTAAAGACGCTTACCATTGACGACCTCGTAGCACAATGGACTTCTGAGTGGAATGATTATTTAGATGATCGATCAGCAGACATGCAAGAGTGGATGGCTGAAAATCAGCTAGAATTTGAAACTTGGTTTAATAATTTGCAGTACGTTTTGGACGATGACGTAGCAGCAAATTTAGCACAGCAAATTTTAGATTTGAATGATAAGTTAAACGCTCTTCTTAATGGCGAGCAGCTTCTATACACAATCGACGACTCTAATGGCGAGCCGATTCAGGACTACGCAGGTAATAATATTCAAGGCGGAGTTAGTTATTCTGCTAATTAGGAGGTTTTATGAAAATTTCAGAATATCCTGCCGTTAGCGAGTTAGCAACCGATAACGTATTTATCATTGACGGCTCTAACGGAACCAAAAAGATTGCTGCTAGTGATCTTAGGTATGCTCTATTTAACAGCCTACCTAGTATGCACCGTAAGCTTTATAGAGGAAAAAGCCTTGGCACTACTTTTACAACAGAACAAAAAACAGCAGTACAAGAAGGAACGTTTGACGATCTTTGGGTTGGTGATTACTGGACTATCGGCGACTATGATTATATCATTGCCGATATGGACTATTTTTATAAAGAGGGAGAGATAGATAACGTTAACGCTTTGCAATCCCATCATTTGCTTATGATTCCTAATAAATCAATGGGCAAATCTAGGTATGTCTCTAGTAACAACGGAAATAGTAGAGGCTATGCAAATTCTTTAGCTAGAAGTAGCCTAACGCCTATCCGATCGACAATTACAAACGCTTTTGGCTCTAGCGTTCTTACATTCAAAATGCCTTTAGTTACAGAAGTGACTAACGGATGGGTTCAATCATTACAATTCTATGATTGCCAAGCAGAATTAATGACCGAAGCGATGTGCTTTGGCGCCGCTTTTGAAAGCCAGATGTTTGGTAATGATCGAGGTGCACAAAACATGTCAGATCTTAACGGACGACAGTTGGCTTTGTTCGATTGCGATCCTAGCTTTCTTAAGCTTAGCCCCACAGACCCTAATACAAATAAAGGAATTTATTGGCTTCAGGACACAGCCAATAATAATGGTTTTTGTATTGTAACTTCAAATGGTCGTCCAGGCGGCTCTGGTGTTTCTGCAACTGGCTCAGAGATGGGCCTTCGCCCGTTCTTCCTGATTGGATAATGAGAGGAGGCGATAAAATATGCCTAAAGAATATTCAATAAAATTAGCAAACGGGACAGTCATATCTAATCTAACACTTAGTGGAAATACTTTTATCTCTGAGCAAGTAGTAGACGAATCTATATTTAAGAATAATATGGCTCCTGTAACAATTATGTTTAATGATTACGAAGAAATTCACGAAAAAATGGATCTTTTGTTTTGTAGAAAAAAAGAAGATTCTAATCTTTACGAGTTTTTTCTGTACGACATTACGGATCAAAGTCTTATACTAAGTAAAGGAATTTCTCTTTTAGCTAGTAAAATTCTAACAGATGAAGAAGCTAGTGAAGCTTATTACCTATTTGAAGAATGGGATCCTAATTCTCATGCTTATAAAAAAGATGATAAGCTTCAATATAAAGATACTTTATATAAAGTAATTCAAGATCACACCTCTCAATCTGACTGGACTCCTGACACAGCAGTAAGTCTATATTTACGTATTGCCGATCCTACGCAAGAGTGGCCGGAATGGATTCAACCCGTAGGAGATCAAGGAATGTATTCTAAAGGTGATAAGGTCAGTTATAATGGAAAGCACTGGATCTCAGATATAGACAATAATGTATGGACCCCAGGCGAATACGGTTGGACAGAAGTTCCAACTGAATAGTTATATTTGAAAGGAGAATCGCTATGGTTACGGGCAACGGCTATCAGCCAATTAATAATTCAGGTATGGGGTATGCGCCTAATGTGAACTCGGCCATTCAAAGGCCTGTTATGAATAATTGGTATAACCCAAATAGTCAGCCAAACATGACAAATTGGTATAATCCTACAACGTATTCAGCACCAAATCAGCAGAATAGTTCATCTATATTTGGACGGATTGTTAATGATGAATCAGAAATCATGCCAAACGAAGTTCCTATGGACGGATCGATTAGCATATTTCCCAAATCAGATGGGTCCAGTCTCTCAACTTGGCTGTAAGGTATGAAATGATCGAATTGTCAAACACTACTGCTCAAACACTGGCGCCAGGGCAGTCCCTTACCTTCGACACTGTTATTCTAAAAAGTGGTGGCGGTGAGGCTCATCGTACTAATAGTGGTATTGTTACTCTAAAAGCCAACTGCGCCATATATGAGATTCACTTTGCAGCAAATATTTCTGGTACTGCCGCAGGCCCTGTGCAATTAGCAATTACATTGGATGGTGAGCCTTTGCCTGAAACTACTATGATTAATACTGTAACTACAGCAGGCGATCCTAATAACGTAGCTACTGCCACACTTGTACGTACTGGATGTGGATGCTGTGGACGTATCGCGGTTACAAACACAGGAACGTCAGACGCTATCGTTAGTGCAAATCCTTCTCTGTTTGTTAAGCGCGTCGCTTAAAGGAGGCTTTAAATGACTCACCATATGGATATCGATTATATTTGTGACTCAAAGAAAGCAGTCGCTAAGTCTCTATGCTCTAATGTAGATCAGCTCTCAAATGAAGACGCTATGGTAGCAGCAGACGTTATCAAGGACCTATCAGAAGCTGAAAAGAATTGCTGGGAAGCTAAATATTACGAATCAATCGTAAACGCAATGGAGGAATCCGATAAATACGGTATGCGAATGGGATATAACCCTAATCGTAATGCAAAGGGTCAATACTCTGATGGCCGTAGCGGTTATTATCCTCCAATCTATGATATGATGCCTGTTTATGGTTATAGGAACGATGGTGGTATGATGAATAACCGTCATGACGATAAATATGGCCGTGAATTTGGCGAATATCGTGAGGCAAAGCGTAACTACACCGAGACCCACTCAAAAGCTGACAAGGATCGTATGGACGATCACGCAAATGCTCATATTATGAATAGCATTTCTACGATTAAGGAGATTTGGGAAAGCGCGGACCCAGAGCTTCGTCGTCGTATTAAGAACGACATGTCGAATTTGCTGTCTAATATGAATGTGTAAACATCATGAATCAAACAATGCACTCATTCTATATGAATGGATATTTATGGCTTGTTAGATTCGTTCCTCCTAATAGCTATATGCTAGTTGACAGGACTGGTAGCCTCACTATAGGGGCTACCGATCCGGTCACTAGAACTATATATTTATCGAACGAGCTAGTTGGTGATAAGTTAGAGACCGTTCTTATCCACGAGCTAGCTCATTGCGCGATGTTTAGCTATGGAATAATAGACGATATTCGTCGAATGGTACGGCCCGAAGACTACATTGAAGTAGAAGAATGGGTATGCAATTTCATAGCTAACTATGGAGTAGAAATCTTATCTACTAGTATTGAATTACTTATGGATTATACGTAAGGAGCATTATAGTGGAGCAAGGTCTTCAAATAGTAGTAACTATATTTTGCTCCGTTGTAGCGTCTTCTGGATTCTGGGCGTACTGGCAAAAAAAGCATGAGAATAAAGATGCTAAAACACAAATGCTTCTTGGCTTAGCACATGATCGAATTATGGCGTTATCTATGGAGTATATAGAACGAGGATATATTACTCAGGACGAGTATGAAAATCTTCACGATTATTTATATAAACCCTATATCAATATTGGCGGTAATGGATCTGCTAAGCATATCGTAGAAGAACAGGTCAATAAATTGCCTTATATTCCTCCAGACAAATAAAAAAGGAGTTAATAATATGACACTTAACGATCACGTTTATGATATTTTAAAGTACGTAACTACAATCGTACTGCCGGCATTTGGCACTTTGTATGCCGCTATTGCTGTTATTTGGGGATTTCCTTATGGAGAGGCTGTAGTAGGCACTATCGCAGCTATCACTACTTTCCTTGGCGCATGTTTGGGTATTAGTTCTAAGAACTACGAAGGTCAGGGTACCCTAAATATCACCGACGGTAAGGACGGAGAAGAAGGTCTGCTTCTAGATTTTGATATTGACGATCCTATCGGCCTTATGGACCAGAACACAGTAACGTTGAAGGTTAATAACGAGACTGGTAAGACTAGTATGGACGTGAAGGCCAAAGCGTAATTCGCAAAAATTACATGTGTTATAATGATAGGGTTAAAGCCGATAAAAAGGAGCGAGATATGTTAAATATCGGTAAAAAGAAGCAACCTTCAAAGCTTGATGAAGCTATTGACGAACTTATCGAAGAGATGCGATATGAGGAAAATAGCGAAAAGTATAAGGTGATGGCTGAGAGCTTAGAGACGCTTTATAGGGCAAGAAGTCATGAAGATAGGACTCGTCATATTAGCGCCGATACGCTTGCTGTTATTGCTGGAAACTTAGCAGGCATTGGACTTATATTGTCTTATGAAAAAGTTCATGTAATATCGACTAAAGCTTTAGGGTTTGTTATGAAGAGCCGAATTTAGCGATTATGCTATATTTAGAGCTTGACTTTAGAGAAATGAGGTATCGTAATAAAAACACGGTATCTCATTTTTTGCCTAATTCGTAAAAAATACACGTCCTATAATGAAGTGATATTTTGGCAAAGGTAAGGAGTGTAAAATGAATAAGCTAGATAAAGTTAAGGATTTTTGTATAAGACATAAGTATGATTTAATCGCATATGGTGGAGGTGCTGTAATTATAGGCTTGACGCTTGGCGGTGTTTATATTTACGCTAAGGGCGTTGTAGATGGCTCAGTACTTACGTACAAAACGATTGAAGAAGTTGTTAAAAAACAAGATCCAGAAACATGGTCTAAAGTTACTAAAATCATTACTGACTTCGGTGAAAATGTTGCTTAGTAATCAGAGGTGTTATGTTAAAAGCATGGCACCTCTTTTTATATTTTTTGTACGGGGTACTTGAAAGGAGAAAAAAATGAATAACCACGAGCCATCAATCAGATATTTATGTGATAGAAAGAAATGCGAAGAATGTCTATCAGATCTTTGTTCTTATACAACTGACATAAATCACGCTAAAAATTTTATAAAAAGATGGGGCGATTTCGTAGAAGTTGAAACTAAAGACCAGTATAAAGAGAAGCAACGATGTATGTAAGCATGGAAGACTTCTTAACTATAGTTATTAAAAACTCTTGAAAGGAGAAAAAGATGACACCGGAGCAAAAAACATACAAAACCGTTATGGAAGCACACCTTAAAACACATGATATATACTTGGAGGTGTCAAACAAGTTGCTTGAATATGCTAAGGAGAGTGAGGATATTACCATCGCGTATTTGATACTTTCTATATCAAACGAGTACGAGAAAAAAGCTAGGAGCTCAATGCAAATTGCTAAACAAGCGGCTGACAGTTTAATGGAAGAGGAGTAAGGTTATGGGTTACGTAAATCAAGTAAAGAATGTTCTTATCAAGCATTCGCCAACTATTATGACAGCCGCTGGTGCTGTTGGAGTAGTCACGACCGCTGTAATGGCGGTCAAGGCTACGCCTAAAGCTATGCAGATATTAGAAGGAATGTCTGATGAAGCTAGCAAATTCGATAAGGCAAAAGCAGTAGCTCCTGTTTATATTCCAAGCGTATCTGTAGGAGTGCTCACAATAACTTGCATATTTGGCGCTAACTCGGTTAACTTGAAACGCAACGCAGCACTTGCAAGTATGATGGCTATATCTGAGAAGTATTATAACGACTATAAAGACAAAGTAGTAGAGGCTATCGGTGAGAAAAAAGAGCAGACAGTACGCGATGAAGTAGCTAAGAAACATATTGATGACAAGCCAGTAAGCTGTAGCGAAGTTATTATGACCGAGTATGGTAATACTTTGTGCTATGACGAGTTGTCTGGACGATATTTCATGAGCGATATGGAAAAGCTTCGTAAAGTACAGAATGATATTAATGCGCGCATCATCGACGAAGTGTTTGTGTCGCTTAATGAATTCTATTACAACATAGGTCTTAAACCATTGAAAAACGGTGACGAGATTGGTTGGAATGTTGAGCGTATGTTGGACTTACGATTCAGTAGTCAGATAGCAGATGACGGGCGTCCGTGCCTCGTAGTAGATTATTATTGGAACCCTACGCTTAGATAATTCGTAAAAATTACAAGGCATATAATGAACTGGAATCCCTTATGAAAGGAGCATTTAATGAAGCCTATGGACGTTATCAATGCAGGAAAAGATTTCGTATGTAATCTAGGAAAAGACACGATTATAGCTACTGGTATAACCGTTGGAAGCTTAGCCGCAGCAGGCTTAGTTCTGGCGTTTGTTGGCCGGTATCATTTAACCGATGATATTCCTAGCGAGGAAACGATAATAGTTCCTGAGGAAGATATTGAAGTAGTACCATTTGATGGTGAAGAAAAAGAAGAGGATTAAGTGATATTTGGAGGGTGTTGAGTAACAAATACTTAGCATCCTCTATATTTTTTAAAGAATAAGTCGTAAATTTAAGAAATGGGTTGAGTCATGAGATATCGTAAGAAACCAGTGGTTATCGAAGCATTTAGATATGGAATCGATCCAGAACCAGATTGGTTTAAAGAAGCTTTGAGATACGGAAATGTTTACTATAACACATGGATTCCTGAAGATCCTATTCCTGAATGCTATATAAAAACTCTAGAAGGTATAATGACTTGCAATGCTGGGGATTATTTAATTCGCGGTATTATTGGAGAGTTATATCCTTGCAAACCGGATATTTTCGAGGCTACGTACGAAGCGGTTAAGGAGTAACATCGGAAAGTAATCGCGTATATTTAAGAAAAGGCGAATAAAAAATGCTTATTATAGAGTTTATAAAAAATCATAAAAAACTTTTTGGTGCGTTTGTTATACTATTAGGTATATCTACATTGTTTCTATCTCCAGATAAAACCACCGGGTATGTAGATGGAACTCCAGCACTTATGTGCTTTCTTGTAGGAGCTGGACTTATATTTTATAAGGAGTAATTTTATGAGCGGATATAACTGCAATGTTTGTGGAAGAGATATATATTTTGATGAACATTTTGAAGGGAAAGTAAATCTAGTAGAAAAAGTGGAGTCTAGAACAGGAGCATTATCAAAGAGCGAGTTAAATTATACTGTATGCTCACACTGTTTTGATAAAATAGTCAACCTAATCCACGAGCTTGTAGAAGAAAGAAGCAAAAAAGACGATGAGGAATTTCATGAGTTCAATGCGAAGATATTGAGTACAGCGAGACTGATGAAACAGGCTGGTACTCGTCACACAGATTTTGGAGTGAATGAAAATGACTAAAAAAGATAGAGGATGTTTACTAACATTACTAGACTTAGTATTGGTTATATTAACCGGGGGTCTTTGGCTTATTTGGATACTGATTAAGTATTTACGCAATAATTCGTAAAAATTACAAAGGCTATAGTAGAAAGGGTTAATTAAATCTTGAAAGGATTGTATCATGAAAAAGCGAGAAGCAGTTAAATTCGTTGTTGGATCAGCAGTTGGCATTTGCGCTAGCGCAGTTGTTGGAATTGCTACCAAAAACGTTGTTGGTTACGATCAGCTATCTAAAGGTTATCAGATAGCGACCGCTGTAACCGCAGTAGTTATTGGTAGTAAAGTTAGCGACGTTGCTAGTGAATATGTTGGCGATATGGTCGATGACGTTTGTGAATTGGGATCAACTATCAAAGAGATGGTTTCGGACAAGACAAAAAAGTAACTCTCATAGATAAAAGACTAGTATGATTTACATGCTGGTCTTTTATTTTCTCTATAGGAAAGGAGCAAAATGTGGCGGAGAGGAAGTTAAACATAGAGGACTATCCCTCTAATAGCAATGCTATGAAAAAAAGAACTGGAAAGGTCCAGCCAGTAGCTAAAGCTAAGGTTACGGAGCGAAGTAGTAACTCTTTTATCAGAGAGGATCTTAAAGATGTTTTTAAATACGCATTTTGGGACGTAATAGTTCCAGACTTTAAGGCTACTGTAATAAGTACCGTAGACAATATGATGCATAATCTGTTCTATGGCGCTAACGCTCCAACTAAGACGATTCGTGATAAAGATAGAACTTATGTAAGTTACAGTAGTATATCTAGTAATAAGTCTGTTCCGTTTAAGGCTACTAGCGTGCACGCACCGCAAAGTACACGATGGGCATTCGAGACTTATATTTTAAAGAATCGGCAAGAAGCTGAGGAAGTATTATCTAGAATGGTAGATTATCTGGATACGTATGACTGTGTTCCAGTATCTATATTCTTCGAGTTAATCGGAGTAGAGGTTCGTTCCACCGATAACAATTTCGGTTGGACATCGTTGAAGGACGCTGAGGTAAGGGATAGCGTAAGCGGCTGGTACGTAAAGCTTCCACATCCTAAGTCTCTGGATTAAGAAAGGACGAAACAATGAAACTCGCAGGTGTTAAGAAATCTATTGAAAAGATTGGAGGTCGAGGGTTGCTGCTTGCTAAAAAGCACAGCCCAGAGGCCTTAGCCATTAGTGGCGTTATTTTCGTAGGCACTGGTGTGGTACTGGCGTGTAAGTCTACTATTAAGGCAAAAGATATTTTGGATGAGCATAAAGAGATGATCGAGCAGATCCATTTGGTAAAAAATCATGTGGACGAGCAGACAGACTCTGAATCTCCAGAGGATATTGAATACACCGAAACTGATTATAAAAAGGATCTTACGATCGCGTATGTTCGCACTGGACTTGATTTGGTTAAGTGCTATGCTCCGGCAGCGGTGCTTGTAATCGGTGGAGTTGGCTGTTTGCTTGGCGCTCAAGGAATCTTGTCTAAGCGTAACGTTGCACTCATGGCAGCATACAAAGGCTTGGAAGAGTCGTATGGACAGTACCGCGATCGTGTAGTAGAGGCGCTTGGTGCTGATAAGGATAAGGAGTTTTATAACGGAATCATAGAAGAGGAAGTAGAAGAGGAAGTAGAAGGTAAGGACGGAAAGACTAAGAAGACTAAGAAGAAGGTCAAAGTAGTAGAAGAGGGATGCGTATCACCGTATGCACGATTCTTCGACGACGCTAGTCCATATTTCGAGAAGGACCATTCACGAAACCTGTTCTTCTTAAACCAGGTACAGGAGTCTATGAACAACCGACTCAAGTATCAGGGACATGTATTCTTGAATGAAGTATATGATGAACTTGGTATTCCTCGTGACTCTGTTGGAGCTATTTCTGGTTGGATCTATGATCCAGAGAATCCTAATACGGATAACTATATTGACTTTGGTATCTATGATGTTAACCGCCGCGAATCCCGCGATTTCGTAAACGGATACCAGGAAGCTATCCTTCTGGACTTCAATGTAGAGGGTATTATTTACGATCTTATTTGAAGACGAGACGGGCTTAAGGCCTTAGGAAGTGGAAACTTCTATCAAGACATATTGGATTACCCGTACGTCTATATGTATGATGGTGGGTTATTTTTGGAGCAACCTGAAAGAAGGCCGATATTCTATGAACATCTCTTATAAGCAATTAATCTATGTGGGGGTCGGATTTATATCCGGCTCCTTAATTTCTGCCTCTATTAGCTATCTATATTTGCATCGAAAGCACTTAAATGACTTAGACGAGTGCCGAACCTACTGGCGTGGCAAATGCAAGGAGCTAGAGAAGCTTGTAGAGGAAGACAACGTACAATTAAAAGAGGAAGTAGAGAGCGAAGAACCAGAGATTCTATCTATGAATCTACAAAAGTCTGGCTTAGAGGTAACTGCACAAAGCCTTGCAGCTGCGGATAAAGCTAAGGAAGACTTCAAGCGTGAACCTGTTGACTATACGTCTTTTAATGACGGAGAGAAGGTAGTAAAGCCTGAGGATGTATCGAGTTTTGTTAGCTCTAGCGATACTGTTGGTGGCGATGTCATTAAGCAGATGTCCAACTTCGTAGAGAGTAGGGACGAAGAAGAGGATGATGAGGAATACGAAGATGACTTTACGGATATTTCTAACGTAAAAGAGGAAGGCGTTCAACTCATCAATCAGATCTCTTATGATTCAAGCTATATTCACTACGATAAGGTCGCACTTACTTGGTATACAGAAGATGAGATCCTAAGTGACGATCAAGATCAATTAGTGGACGATCCTATTCGCATTATTGGTGAAGATGCTTACAAGCTTCTCAAGGACGTGGATTATCTGCATGATATTTATGTCCGTAACTTTGATATGGGCACCGACTATGAGATCGTTCGTCATAACGGCTCGTATAAGCACACTGTATTAGGCGAATAGTATGTATGACCAAGACAGAGAATGCTATATTTGTGATAGGTGCGGTTGTGAGATTAGAGACTTCAAATACAAGCGTCGCATTATAGCTATTGATGATTCTAAGGGAAAGATATTTAAACTTACAAATGGGATTTGCGGTAAGTGTTATGATAAGTATTTGGTAGAGATGAACCGCTTTATGAATTCCGCTAAAGAAAGGAAGTAAGGATGTAGAGGCTATGGAAGACTATAAAGAATTGGCGCATATTAATGACAAGTACTTTAATCAACTAGTAAAGATTATTAGCTCCTATAAGGATCCAGATTATATTTCAAATCATATAGATGTCCTAAAGCTTATGTATGATACTACGTTTAGTGTAGTAATTGACAACGATGAGAATCGTATTAAGGATGCTGTAAACTTTAGGCACGGTGTCCTTAATGCTCTAGAAATTAATCCTAATAAATACTTTGAAGATGGTAGCGCAAGCCTACTTGAAGTGATGATCTCTCTTGCAGATCGTATGAGCTTTATCATCTCAGATCCTAACAATCCTAATAGACTTGGCGAGTGCTTCTGGGATATTTTCTCAAACATTGGTATGCATATGTATACCAATGAGTTTATTCGGGATAAGAATGAGAAAGCTATGGCGTTTTATAGGAATGATGTTAAGTGTTTGATGGATCGTAATTACGAGTATAATGGAACTGGCGGATTTTTCCCCTTAATCTATGCAAACCAAGACCAACGACGGGTAGAGATTTGGTATCAAATGCAGGCGTATTTGGATGAAAAGTACAGCATTTAGGGCTAAAGATTTAACAAAATCTTCACAATTTCTCCATATTTTCTTCACAATTTCTCCACAATTCGTGTGACACTTTTTGTGACACTTTTGAAATTTGTGACACTTTTTTGTCACAAATGTGGAGATTTTGTGGAGATTTTGTGGAGATTTTGTGGAGACGAAAAATTTTGTGACACTTTTTTGTCACATTGTGACACTTTTGATTTAAAAGTGTCACAGGCGTTTGCCCAGATCAAATACCATTTTTAGTCAATTTGTGACACTTTTCCACTTTTTTTACTTAACTTTTATATAGAAAAAAAATAATATATATAAAGTTTTTGCAAATTTTCCGCAAAAGTGTCACAAACGTCACAAATTGTATATTTGAAAGGAGAATCCGTGGATTTCTATCAGATCAAAGAAAGGAGTCTGAAAAAAGGCGTCACCGAGATATATCCGGACTTTGTTATATGCCGGTCTAAAGATCTGATGATCCGTGGAAAGTCGTTCTATGCTATATGGGACGAAGAAAAAGGATTATGGTCAACTGACGAGTATGACGTCCAAAGACTCGTTGATAAAGACCTTTCTGAATATTTTGAGAATAGAAAAAGTAAGTTAAAAGAAACAGAAGAAGTAGTAAAGGTAAGATATTTAAGAAAGTTTTCTTCAGGAGCATGGGCAGAGTTTCAAAGATACGTAGGCAATCTTTCTGATAATTCGCATCAACTAGATGAGTGCCTGACTTTTAGTAATACCGAAGTTAAGAAAACGGACTATGTCAGCAAAAGACTGGACTATCCGTTGCAGGAAGGAGAGTGTAAAGCGTATGATGAAATCATCGGAACTTTATATTCAGAAGACGAGCGAGCAAAACTTGAATGGGCTATTGGTTCAATTATTGCCGGAGATTCAAAAAGCATTCAAAAGTTTATCGTCTTATATGGAGAAGCTGGCACAGGTAAGTCGACAATTCTTAACATCATTCAAAAGTTGTTTAGAGGATACTATACAACGTTTGAGGCAAAGGCGCTTACTTCAACGTCAAACGCATTTGCAACTGAGGTCTTTCGATCCAACCCTCTTGTCGCGATCCAACACGATGGTGACTTATCAAAAATCGAAGACAATACGAAACTCAATTCGATCGTATCGCATGAAGAAATGACAATGAATGAGAAGTACAAGCCTAGCTATACAGCTAGAGTGAATTGCTTCTTATTTGTTGGTACTAACAAACCGGTAAAGATTACTGATGCTAAGTCTGGTATAATTAGGCGCCTTATAGATGTTACTCCTACAGGAGAAAAGATACCTCCAAAGAAGTACCAGACTCTAATGAGTCAAGTAGATTTTGAGTTGAGCGCTATAGCGTATCATTGCCTTCAAGTATATCGAGAGATGGGTAAGAACTACTACAGCGAGTATCGTCCGCTTGGAATGATATTTAAAACGGACGTGTTCTTTAACTTCGTTGAGGCATATTACTACACTTTCAAGCAGCAGAACGGAACTAGTCTTGCACAAGCATATGAGATGTATAAGACATATTGTGATGAGTCTCTCGTCGATTATAAGTTGCCTAAGTATAAATTCAGAGAAGAACTAAAGAATTACTTTTCTGAGTTCTTAGAAAGGGCGAGAATCGACGACAAACAGGTTAGAAACTATTATTCGGGATTCATTACTAGCAAATTCTCTCATATTTTGGAAGAAGTGGAAGAAGAGCATCAGTTCTCTTTAGTTATGGATTCTAGCGAATCTTTATTAGATAAAGAATTAGCTGAGGCTCCAGCCCAGTATGCTAGCAAGAAAGAGACTCCGTTAAAGCCTTGGAGTGAAGTAACCACTAAGCTGAAAGATATTGATACCAAGCGTCTTCATTATGTAAAACTTCCTGAGAATCATATTGTTATAGACTTTGACTTAAAAAACGATAAAGGTGAAAAGGATGCTGAAATAAATTTAGAAGCTGCTAGCAAGTGGCCGGCTACCTATGCTGAGTATTCAAAAGGAGGCAGTGGCATTCACTTGCATTATATTTATGAGGGGGATGTTAAAAAACTAAGCCGTTTATATTCTGAAGGAATAGAAATCAAAGTTTTTACGGGCAACAGTTCACTTAGAAGGAAACTCATTAAGTGCAACAATATTCCTATCGCAAAGATTAGCAGCGGCTTGCCCTTGAAAGGAGATAAAGTGATTAATTTTGAGTATGTTAAGAATGAACAAGCAATTAGAACTTTAATTCAAAAGAATCTAAAGAAAGAGATTCATCCGGGAACTAAGCCTAGTGTAGACTTCATCTATACCATATTGGAGGAAGCCTATGAATCAGGAGTTCCTTATGATGTAACGAATCTGCGTCCTGATATTTTAGCATTCGCTAACAACAGTACAAACCAAGCAGATTACTGTGTAGCTTTGGTAAACAAGATGAAATTTAAGTCTGAGAATGCTGAAGAAAGCTATGCTCCTAACTCGGATACTGACACATTAGTATTTTTCGACGTTGAGGTGTTTCCAAATCTGTTCCTTGTTAATTGGAAGTACCAAGGAGAAGGTAAGCACTGTGTTCGCATGGTTAATCCTACGCCAGAAGATATTGGCGAGTTAATGAAGTGTAATCTTGTAGGGTTTAACTGTAGGCGATACGACAATCATATTTTGTATGCTAGGTATTTAGGATACAACAACGAGCAACTTTATAAGATGAGTCAGCGTCTAATTAACGGAAGCAGGAATGCTACGTTTGCACAAGCATACAACATATCTTACACAGATGTTTATGACTTCTCTTCTAAGAAGCAGTCTCTAAAGAAATTTGAGATTGAATTAGGCATTCATCACCAAGAGCTAGGACTTCCTTGGGATCAGCCAGTTCCAGAAGATAAGTGGGAGTTGGTAGCTAAGTATTGTGATAACGATGTAATAGCTACAGAAGCAGTGTTTAATGCTCGTCATGCGGATTTCGTTGCAAGAGAAATATTAGCAGACTTAAGTGGGTTGACGGTAAATGACACTACTCAACGTCACGCGGCGAGAATTATTTTCGGAAACGATAAGAGTCCGCAAGACAAGTTTATCTATACAGACCTATCTACTATATTTCCTGGGTATGAATTCGATCATGGTAAGAGTTCGTATAGAGGAGAAAGCCCCTCTGAAGGCGGATACGTATATTCTGAGCCAGGAATGTATACTAACGTCGCCCTTCTCGATATTAGTTCAATGCATCCTTCTTCTATTGAGGCACTCGATCTATTTGGTCCTTATACCAAGAATTTCTCTGAAATCAAAGCTGCTCGTATTGCCATCAAGCATAAGAATTTTGATGAAGCTAAGACGATGCTTAACGGAGTTCTTGCCAAATATTTGGAAGACGAATCCGAAGCAGACAAATTAGCATATGCTTTAAAGATTGTAATTAACATCGTCTATGGTTTAACAGCCGCCAAGTTTGATAATCCGTTTAAGGATCCAAGAAACAAGGATAATATTGTTGCTAAGCGTGGCGCGTTGTTCATGATAGATTTAAAACATGCTGTGCAAGATAAAGGCTTTACTGTCGCTCATATTAAGACAGACTCTATAAAGATTCCTGAAGCTACTCCTGAGATAATTGAGTTTGTAATGGAGTTCGGAAAGAAGTATGGATATTCTTTCGAGCACGAAGCTACCTATGATCGAATGTGCTTAGTAAACGATTCTGTTTATATTGCTAAGTATGACACTGGCGAATGGACTGCTACAGGTGCACAGTTCCAGCAATCTTATATTTTCAAGACGCTGTTTAGTAAGGAGCCATTAGAGTTTAAAGACTTTTGTGAAGCACGATCTGTAACGTCAGCTTTATATTTGGACATGAATGAAGATTTACCAGAAGATGAGCATAACTATATTTTCATAGGTAAAGCTGGTTTGTTCACTCCTATTAAACCAGGATGTGGTGGAGGAATATTATTAAGAGAGAAGGATGGTAAGTATTATGCAGTAAGTGGCTCTAAAGGTTATAGATGGCTTGAGTCAGAGCAGGTAGAATCTTTAGACAAAAAAGATGATATTGATGAGAGCTATTACAAGAATTTGTGTGATGAAGCCGTAGATAGTATATCTAAGTATGGCGACTTTGAATGGTTTGTATCTTAAAGTAAGGAGATTATCATGGTAAACAAGAACATCGAGATTCGCAACGCAAAGCTCAAGTACAAGAACTTTAGCGGACGAGCTACTGACTTTGATCCAAAGGGCACTAGGACTTTTAATGTTGTTTTGGATGAGGAAATTGCTCATGAGCTTAAAGCTGATGGTTGGAATGTTAAAGAGCGTACTCCTAAAGAAGAGGGCATGCCTGTTACCTATGATATGAAGGTTAAGATCCGTTACGACAACTATCCTCCAGTCATTGCTCAAGTAACCTCTAATGGCAAGAAGATTCTTAAAGAAGAAGAGATCGGTATGCTTGACTGGGCAGAGACTACAAATATTGATCTTATCATTCGTCCATACAACTGGGAGAATTCTACGGGATCTGGTGTAACTGCATATTTGAAGACCATGGTTGTAACTTTAGATGAGGATCCGCTGCTTGCTGAGTATGGTCTTTATGATGTAAGCGCTGAGGAAAATGGCGATTAGTCTGTATGAGCATCAAAAGAAAGCAATAAAAGAATTACGTTCCGGCTCCATCCTTTGTGGTGGGGTCGGTACTGGTAAGTCAAGAACTGCTTTAGCATATTTTTACTTTAAAGAGTGTGAAGGTGACATTGCTGTTGACGGCTTTGGAAGTTATAAGCCTATGAAGCACCCTAAGGATCTTTATATTATCACAACAGCAAGAAAGAGAGACACCAAAGAGTGGGAGAAAGAATGTGCTCCTTTTATATTTGATTCTATAAAGGTTAAAGTTGATTCTTGGAATAACATAGAGAAGTATGTTGATGTAAAAGATGCTTTCTTTATATTTGATGAGCAAAGAGTTGTTGGGTATGGAGTATGGGTACAGTCGTTCATTAAGATTTCAAAATCCAATCATTGGATATTACTAAGTGCTACGCCTGGAGATACATGGATGGACTATGTGCCAGTTTTTATAGCAAATGGATTCTTTAAAAACAAGACTGACTTTGTAAGAAAGCATGTTGTTTACAATAGATTTTCAAAGTATCCTAAAGTTGACTACTATGTAGGGACTAATATCTTAAAGCGGTATAGAGACAAGATTGTTGTTAATATGCCTTATACAAAGCTTGTTAAGAAAACTAAGAAAGATATTTTAGTTTCATATGATGAGTCTCTTTATGGAGTGGCTAAGAAAGCTAGATGGAATCCGTATACCAACAAACCTATAAAAGATATTGTAGAGCTATGCTATACGTTAAGAAAGATAGTAAACAGCGATACAAGTAGAGCCGAAGCTATAAAAGATATTTTTAAAGATCATAAGAAGTTGATTATATTTTACAACTTTGATTATGAACTAGAAATTTTGAGGGGACTAAAAGATACTCTAGGTGTAGCAGTAGCAGAATGGAACGGGCATAAGCATGAACCTATACCTAAAACTAAAAAGTGGCTATATTTAGTTCAATACGCTGCCGGAGCAGAAGGATGGAATTGTATAGAGACTGATACTATTATATTTTACTCACAGAATTACTCTTACAAATCGACTGTGCAAGCGGCAGGAAGAATTGATAGAATCAATACCCCATTTCAGAGGCTATATTATTACATGCTTGTGTCCAATGCTTCCATTGATATTTCAATCAAGAGGGCTTTAGATAACAAAAAGAACTTTAATGAAAAGACTTTTGCTAAAAATAGTCATTCGTAAGAAAAACACGTGCTATAATAGAAGAGGAGTAGAATATGCCTTACTTTTAGGGAATAGTTAAGGCGAATGATTTTCTACTTCTCTTTTATTTTTTGCTTAAGGGAGGTGACTATGGCTAGAAACAAAGAAGGAATATTTCAAGACAAGCTATTAAAACGTTTAGAAGAGTTGTTTCCTGGCTGCATAGTCATGAAGAATGACAGTTCTTATATTCAAGGCATACCAGATTTAACTATTTTGTATAAAGATAGGTGGGCTGTTCTTGAATGTAAGAAAAGCAAAAACGAACCTCATAGACCTAATCAAGATTATTATGTAGGCCTTTTGAATTCGATGTCTTATTCTAGTTTTATATTTCCTGAAAACATGGAGGAGGTACTAAATGAACTTCAACAAGCATTCGGAACTAGAGGGCCTTCACGCGTTTCTAGGAGCTAGCAAATACAGTTGGCTTAACTATGATGAAAATAAGCTGCGAGAAGCATACTCTTCATATTTAGCGAAGCAACGAGGAACCGTTCTTCATGATTTTGCTAAACAGTGTATCGAGCTTAAGCAAAAGCTAAAAGGATCTAAACAGACTTTGAACATGTATGTCAATGATGCTATAGGATTTAGAATGACTCCCGAACAGCCATTGTTCTATTCAAAGAATTGTTTTGGCACAGCCGATGCTATATCTTTCAGAAAGAATCTTCTTAGGATTCACGATCTAAAAACAGGAGTAACTCCAGCAAGTATGCATCAATTAGAGATTTATGCTGCTCTGTTCTGTCTTGAGTACTCTGTGAATCCAAAAGATATTTCGATAGAGCTTAGAATTTATCAGTCTAACGAGATTTATATTCACAATCCAGATGCAGAAGATATTCTTGAGATTATGGATAAGATTGTTAAGTTTGATAAGGCGATAGAAGATGTAAAGGCTGAGGAATAATGGGTATATATTTTTTAGAGCACTATGGTATAAAAAGAAGATCCGGTAGATGGCCATATGGGTCAGGAGAAAATCCTTATCAACATGAGTCTTGGTATTTAGGAGAAGTAGAAAGACTTAGAAAGCAAGGAATGAGCGATTTGGATATTGCTAAGGGCTTTGGAATGACCTCTAGTGAATTTAGGCAAAGAATCACCCTTGCAAATGAAGAAGTTAAGGCCGCTAATAGATCTCAAGCCTACAGGCTTAAACAAAAGGGATATTCTAATGTTGCGATTGCTGAAAGGCTTGGCGTTAGTGAAGGAACAGTAAGAAATTATTTAAAGTATTCTGAAGATGATAGAAAGAAAGTAACTCAAACAACTTCGGATATTTTGAAGGATGCTGTAAAAGAAAAAACTTATGTTGATGTCGGTGCTGGGACAGAGCAAATGCTTGGCATTAGTCAGGTTAAGTTGAATACAGCAATTAGAGCTCTTAAAGATGAAGGTTACACTGTCCATTATATTCAGATCCCGCAATTAGGAACACAAAACAACAAAACTACTTTAAAAGTTTTAGCGCCTCCTGGGACTGAATGGAAAGATGTTAATGAACATAAGTTTGACATTAAGACAGTTCAAAAGTTTTCAGATGATGGTGGAAGATCATATTCTAGTACGCTTCCTATTGTTAACTTGGATTCTAAAAGAGTTAAAGTTAGGTATGCTGAGGATGGCGGTAAGGAAAAAGACGGTGTTATAGAGCTTAGAAGAGGCGTAGAAGATATTTCTTTGGGTAATGCTAAGTATGCTCAAGTTAGAATTGGTGTTAATGGCACACATTATTTAAAAGGCATGGCTATGTACAGTGATGACCTTCCAGATGGTGTTGACATTATATTTAATACTAACAAGCATAAAGGTACGCCAATGCTTGGAGAAAAGGATAATACTGTATTAAAAGCAGTAAAAGACGATCCAGCTAATCCTTTTGGTGCTTCTATTCGCCCTAAAACATATACTGATAAGGATGGTAAGCAAAAGCGATCGCCATTGAATATTGTTAATGAAGAAGGTGATTGGGACAAATGGTCTAAGAATCTATCTTCTCAGTTCTTATCTAAGCAAACACCCGCTTTAGCCAAGAAGCAATTAGATTTAGCTTATCGTTCAAAGAAAGATGAGTTCGATGAGATAATGTCTATTACAAATCCGTCTGTTAAGAAGATGCGATTAGATTCTTTTGCTGATGATTGTGACTCAGCGGCTGTTCATTTGAAAGGTGCAGCCCTACCAAGACAGTCTACTCATGTTATTTTACCGTTTCCTTCTATGAAAGATACGGAAATCTATGCTCCTAACTTTAGGAATGGTGAGAAAGTAGTATTAGTTCGTTACCCTCATGGTGGTATATTTGAAATACCAGAGCTTACGGTTAATAATAATGTTAAATCTGCCAAAAGAGCTATAGGCCAAGCTAAAGATGCTGTTGGAATTAATTCTAAAGTTGCTGAGAGATTGTCAGGAGCTGACTTCGATGGCGATAGCGTTCTGGTTATTCCAACAAGAGGGCAGAACATTAAGACAGCTAAAGCATTGAAAGGATTAAAAGATTTTGATCCTCAGGCTGCATATCCTGCATATCCTGGAATGAAGAAGATGTCTTCTAGAACTAAGCAGCTTAAGATGGGTGATGTATCAAATCTTATTACAGACATGACTATTAAAGGTGCTCCTTTAGATGAAATCTGTAGAGCTGTTAAGCATTCAATGGTTGTTATTGATGCTGAGAAGCATAATCTTAATTGGAGGCAATCTTATATCGATAACGATATTGCTGGATTAAAAGAACAGTATCAAGGAGGTAAGAATAGAGGAGCATCTACTCTTATTTCCAGAGCTTCATCAGAGCAAAGAGTTGGCGCTAGAAAAGAATCTATTGATCCTGAAACTGGTAAAAGAGTTTATACTTATACAGGAGAAACTTATACTAATAAGCAGGGTAAGCAAGTAAAGAGAACTATATCTTCTACTAAGATGTTTGAAGCAGAAGATGCATATTCTTTATCGTCTGGTACGAGGATTGAATCTATTTATGCAGAGCATGCTAACAGGTTAAAAGCTTTGGCTAATCAATCAAGGAAGAATTCTATATCTACTAAAGTAATTCCATATTCTCCATCGGCTAAGAAAACATATGCCCCCGAGGTAGAAACCCTCCGGGCTAAATTAAACGTGGCTCTAAAAAACAGACCTATCGAAAGGCAGGCGCAGCTTTTAGCTAACTCCATGGTCCGTACAGCAAGGCAAGCAAATCCTGATATGGACAACGATGATATTAAGAAATTAAAAGGTAGATGTTTAACCGAGGCCCGTGTAAGAACCGGTGCCAAAAAGAATCAAATCTATATCACAGATAAAGAATGGGAAGCTATACAAGCTGGTGCTATATCGCCAAGTGCTTTAAAACAGATACTTAATAATGCAGACCAGGATAGAGTAAAAGAACTATCTACGCCAAGGTCTAATAAGCTTATGAATACGGCTAATGTATCAAGAGCTAAACAGATGCTTGATAATGGGTATACACAAGCAGAGGTAGCAGATGCATTAGGAGTATCTGTATCCACATTAAAGAGGGCCCTAGCATAGAAAGGAGTATAGTGTATGGATGATGTAATGCTTACTACAATAGACAATCCCTATGATCCTTTTATGCAGTTTGATGAATGGTATGCCTATGATGAAGACATGGGTTACCATACTACCGAGTACCTAGCACGGGTCACTCGTTCATCAGATGAATGGAGCGAAGCCGATCAAAATTTAGCAATTAATGAAGCTATTGATGAAATATGTGAATTAAATGTGTTAGGAATTTATAAAAAGGTACATAAGGAATAATTTAAAGACGGGGGGGGGTCACAAAATTTTACACCCCCTCCTTAAT